CCTCGCCGCTCAGTGCGCCGACACCGGCCGCAACGGCAAGCTGTCGCTGACGCTCACTATCAAGCCCGGCAAGGCGGGCCAGATCGAGATCGTCGACGAGATCGCGGTCAAGCCGCCGAAGGCGGACAAGGGCACCACGCTCATGTTCGTCACCCCGGAGGGCCACCTCCAGCGCGAGGACCCGCGGCAGTTGCAGATTGACGGCTTGCGCACCGTGGAGGCGCCGGCCGGCGAACCGCGCAAGGCCGGGGAGGTGCGCTGATGGACGCCCCCGACCCCAAGCTCGGCGACGTCGAGGCCGCCCTCACCGCCGGCATGCAGCTCGGCGAGGTGAAGCGCGTCGGCGAGACGCCCTATGCGGTGGTCCCCGCAGGCGCCAAGATCGAAGTGCTGGATCGCCTGCTCGCGACCCCGCTGCGCGCAAAGGGCTATGTCGAGCTTCTCGACCTGGCGAGCTTCATCGCCTACGTCGGCGCCCAGAAGGGCGACCACACCCGGGTGTACGCCGACGCCGGCGAGCGGTCGTGCCAAGTGGTGGCGGTGTTCAACGACCACGGCAAGAGCCCCGGCTGGTGCGACTACCGCGCCGAATACAAGTGCCCGTGGAGCGTTCCGTGGGCGGCCTGGAAGGCGGCCTCCGGCAAGCAGATGCCCCAGGAGGAATTCGCGCGCTTCATCGAGGACCGCCTGCCCGAGATCGCGACACCGCCGGCGGCCGACATGCTCGAGATCAGCCGGTCGCTCGAAGCGAAGAAGTCCGTCGACTTCGCGAGCGCCATCCGGCTCGCCAATGGCGCGCACGAGCTGCGCTACGAGGAGAAGATCGAGGGCAGCGCGGCCAAGGGCATGCTACGCGTGCCGGAGGAGTTCACCATCGGCGTGCCGGTGTTCTACGGCGGGCCCGCCTACGCCGTGCGCTGCCGCCTCCGGTATCGCATCCAAGGCGCCAAGCTCACGATGGGCTACGAGCTGGTGCGCCCGGACCTCGTCGTCGAGGACGCGTTCCGCTCCATCGTCGCCGAGGTCGCCGAACGCACCGGGCTCGCCGTGCTCATCGGGCGGGCGTGATGCGCCTCGTCGCCCTTACCGGCCCCGCAGGCAGCGGCAAGAGTCACTGCGCGCGCCTGCTCGAGCTCAAGCACGGCTTCGAGGCGCTCGCCTTCGCCGACCCGCTCTACGAGGCCATCGGCGCCATCACCGGCCTCGCGCCCGAGAGCCTTGCGCGCCAGAAGGAGGCGCCGATCCCCTGGCTCGGCGCCAGTCCGCGGATGCTCCTGCAGACGCTTGGCACCGAATGGGGCCGGCAGATGGTGCACGTCGACCTGTGGGTGCGCATCGCCGAGCGCCGGCTCGCCATCGCGCGCGAGCAGGGCGTCGATCGCGTCGTCTTCCAGGACTGCAGGTTCGCCAACGAAGCCGCGTGGGTGCGCAGCTGCGGCGGCGAGGTGTGGGCGCTGTGGGGCCGCGGGCTGGACGTGCGGCCGCACGCGAGCGAGGCGGGCCTCGCGCTGCACCTCATCGACCGGCGGCTCTTCAATGGGCCGGGCGCGGATCTGGAGGGGCAGGTGGAGGCGGCGATGGCGAGGGCGTTTGCAATATGAATCCCGACACCCGCGACACCCTCGTCCTGATGGCGGGCGCCGTGCTCGTGGTCACCTGCATCGTGGGCTTTGCCGTGGTCTGCGTTATCGGACTCCTAGCGAACCTCCGGCTCGCTTGTTGACCCGACGTCCAACATGCTCCTCACCCTCGACCAGGCCGCCGCCGCCCTCACGATCAGCCGCCGTGCGCTCGGGCGGCTGATCGCCGACGGCCTGATCGCCGTCACCGAGGTAACATCGCGTCGCCGCGGCATCGCCCCCGACGAGCTCGCGCGCTTCATCGCCAGCCGCACCCGCGCATGTCCTACTGGTACGACGACTCGAAGGGCCGCTGGTGCCTTCGCATCCGGCGACGCGGACGCGAAGCTCGCGAGACTCTGCCGGCCGGCACCACGCGCGCCCAGGCCGAAGCGCGCCACGCCCGGCTCGTGCGCGACTTCGTCGACGCCACCTACCTCGGCCGCGAACGTCATACCGTGGCCGACGGACTCAACCGGCTGATCGAGCACCACCTGCCCGAGCGCACCGGGCACCACGTCCTCTCCAACATTCGCGCCCTGCTGCCCTACGTGCAGGGCCGGCCGCTCGCCGAGCTCGTCGACGTCGCCCAGGAGTACACCGCCGCGGCGCGCGCCGAGGGCCTCACGCCCGCCACCATCAACCGGCGCCTCGCGGTGCTCAGGCGCGTGGGCCTCCTCGCCTGGCGGAGCTGGCAATGGCTCGACCGGCCGCCGGCGATCGTCACGTTGCCTGAGCGCAACCAGCGCCACGTCTACCTGTCGCACGGCGAGGTCGAGCTGCTCGCGTGGTTCGCCGGCCACTGGCACCCGGTCGCCGGCGTCGAGGTGCTGTGCGCCGCCTACACCGGGCTTCGCCGCGGCGAGCTCGCCGCCCTCACCCGCGCCGACATCAGCCGCACCGCCATCCACGTCAGGACGTCGAAGAGCGGCCGCCCGCGCGTCGTCCCTGTCATCCCCCGCATTGCCGCGCCGCTGCGCCTCTACGTGGCCTCTCGCAAGCGCAGGCCCCATCCGCGCACCCTGCACGAGGCCTTCAAGATGGGCGCGCGCGCCATCGGCCGTCCGGCCCTGCGCTTTCACGACCTGCGCCACACCACGGCCTCGCTGCTCGCCGCCGCCGGCGTCGACCTCTACACGATCGGCGAGATCCTCGGGCACGCCGACAAGCGCACCACCGCCCGGTACACCCACCTCACCACCGGCCACCTGCAGGCGGCGATGGCGAAGATTGCCCCCGGTGGAAGGAACGGCGCGACGGCGGCGTCGGCGGGAAACGCGGTGGCGCGTTTTGCCCCCGGCGCCCCTCGAAGGAAGGCCAAGAAAGCGGCCTAATTCGCTGTTTTATCTTGGTGCTGGTGCGCGGACTCGAACCGCGGACCTACTGATTACGAATCCGTCTGGCGCCTCTTGGCGAGGCCGCTTTCAGAGAGGCGGGGCGGGTCAAGAAGGGCCATTTCGGGCCAACGCGGTGGCACTTTTTGCCCCCGTTTTTTGCGCGCCTATGTTGGGCACCGACCTGTGTGCGCCCGAGCCGATCGGCACCATTTTGGTGGTGTCACCGAAATGGTCCTGAGGTTTCCGGCGCCCGCCACTTGCCCGCCTCGCGCGTCCAGCCGGCCGCCCGCATGGCGTCGGGATCCAGGCCTATGCCGCCGGCGAAGTGTCGGTCGTACGATTCGGCATCCGCGTAGTGGTAGCAGCAGATCCGGCACCACCACGGCCGCGCGAGTCGTCGGCGTGCGCTCGGCTCGTTCACGTGAGCAGCGCGACGAGCGAGGCGACGATCTGCCCCGCCGCCCACAGCAGGGCGAGCAGCGCGAGCACGCCCGCGGCAGTCAGCACCAGGTCGACGAGCTTCATCCTGTCTCCTTTTCGGGCGCCCTCGGCGTTCTCGGCAGGTACTGCGACGGCGCGATCGGCGCCGGCGCGCATGGGCACACCGGCTCGGTGCAGCGGCGATACCGGCCGCAGTGCTCGCAGAAGATCATGCGAACGGATCCCGGCCGAGCGACACCAGCCGTTTGCAGCGCGGGCACCAGCGCAGCCACGACACGGCCGCACGGGGGTCGGTGAGGCTCTCCAGGCGCTTCTCCGGCCGCGAGCAGCGGCCCCCGTCCTCGGCGCATGCCCAGGCGGTGCGGCTGTTGCCGCCGTGCCCCCGGTGCCCGACCCGCGGTCGTTCGCGCAGGCTGCGCGGCATCAGGGCCGCGTCTTCTCGTACGTGCGATAGGCCCCGAGGCCGAGCATGCCGAAGAGCAGCGTCATCAGCACGTCCATCTCGAGCTTCGGCAGCGGCGGCGCATTCCAGCCGACGACCGCGGCGAACCACGGCAGCGTCGTCTGCAGAATGAAGCTGTAGAAAAGCCCGGAGGCGCACAGCCAGCCGATCGAGGGCCGCCACCCGCTGCGGAAGAAACCGTCGCTCCCCGCCTCGATCTTGTTGACGTCGATCTGCGCCAGGGCGAGCTGCAGGTCGGCCTCCAGCTGCTTGAACTCGCCCGCCTGCTGCAGCTTGAGAAGCTCGATCTTGGCCGCGGCCTGCTGCGCCGGGTCGGGGATGGCGCGATCGATGACCTTGTTGATGAGCTCGATCACGGGCGCGACGAGCGTGCCGAGAAGCGGGAACGGCATCCGGGGCCCCTTCAGGCGTTGAGCATGGCGGCGACGCGGTTCACCCAGCCGCGGCCGAAGGTCGCGAAGCCGGAGAGCCGCGAGTAGTAGCCGAGGCGCTCCGCCGCGTACCGGGCGCGGAACACCTGCGGCACGATCTTCCAGCTCGCCGCGAGCGTCACCGGGCCGAAGTCGCCGTCGTCGGCGACGCCGAGCGCGCGCTGCAGCATGCGCACCGCCGGGCCGACGCCGCAGTTGACCGCGCAGTCGAACACCTGCGCCGCGATCGCGGGCGGCAGCTCGTCGCCGCGGATCGGCAGCCAGTAGTCGAGCCGGTAGATCGCGCGCGCGGTGTCGATCGGCAGATCGCGCATCGGCCCCTGGTAGCCGTGGCGCCGCGCCACGCCCACCGTGATGCCGAAGTTGGTCTCGCCGCCCGGATCGGCCGGGTGGTGAACGTAGCCGCCCTCGTGGCGCAGCGTCAGCTCCAGGGCGTCGATGAACGCCTTCGAGTCGCTCATGGATGCCCCCTCTGCTTGCGTGACTGTGCGTCTTGCCAGCGCAGCTCGTCGCCGGCGGCGTGCGCCGCGAAGCGCGCCTCCATCGCGTCGAGCCGGTCGGTGAGCCGCCGCTCGATCGAGGACAGCTCGCGGTCGGCGTCGGAGCGCCGGTAGCGGTCGTTCGCCTGCGTGAGCTGCATGCTCTCCAGCGACTGCAGGCGCTGCAGCAGCAGGTTGATGGTGGCGGTCTGCGCCGCGATCTCCTGCCCCTGGTGGATGGTGGCGGCGCCCAGGCCCACCATTGCCGCGGTGATGATGCCGCCGACCACCACCGGCCAGCGGATGTTGCCTTCGTCGTCGTGCACCACGCCGGCCGCGGCGACGGTGAGCGCGTGAAAGTCGAGCGCCAAGATGAATCCTTGCCGGGAGGTCGTGGAAGGCGACGCCGGCCCGGCCCGGCGCCGCCAGGTGTTGCAGGGCTACGCGAGGATCAGCCCTTGTTGCCGCCGAGCACGCCCGTCAGGCCCGGCCCGGTGACGGCGAACATCGGCGAGGACTCGGGCAGATCGAGCGGCTCGGCGACCCCGATGTAGGTGTCGACGAACTTGTTGATCTTCTCGAGGATCGCGACCAGGCGGTCGTAATCGAACTTCAGCAGGTTGGTCGAGAGCCGCGCCGACTGCGAGTTGGCGACCTCGTCGCGCGCGATCTCGAGCAGGTTGACGATGTCGTGCGCCGACTCGTTCTCCATGTCCGGGATCACCGGCGAGGCCGGGAGCGGCATCTCCTGCGGGCCGGTCTCAGGCAGGTCCAGCAGCGGCTGCGCCACGACCCAGTCGACGAACGCCTTGATCGAGGCGGTGTAGCTCTTCACGCGCGCGACGTCGAAGGGCAGCGTCGCCGAGACGCTGGAGGACTGCGACTTGGTGACCTCGACGATGACGCGGTTGAGCCGACGGACGATGCTCCACACGTCCGTGTTGTAGGTGCTTTTCGGGGTTTGCGGAACGCCCATGGTGCCTCCAGGAATGGAGAAGGCCCGCTAGGGCGGGCCTTCGGTTGCGGAAACGGTGATCGGTCGCGGCGAGGCGGCGGCGCTAGCGCTCCCACCACGGCACGCCGGCGGGCTTCGTCTTCGGCTTCATGCCGCGCAGCGTCGTGATCGCGCGCACGTAGTCGCGCACTGCCTGCGCGATGCGCCGCGCATCCTCGGCGTTCGCTACCTCGATGACGGTGCGCGAGCTGGCGAGCTCGTCCTCGCCGCCGCTGTGCGCGACGCTGATGGCGACGCGGTGCTTCTCTATGCCGGCCATGCGGTCCCCGATTCGTTCATCATCGCGTCGTCGTACTCGTGCAGCGTGACGCCGATGTTGCCGTCGGCGTGCAGCTCCAGCACGTCGACGCGAAAGAGCTTGCCGCTCCAGCCCGGCGTCGAGTGCGTCACCTTGACGATGTCGCCCACCTCGACGGTGAGCGCGGCGCTGGAGGCGACGAAGGTCACCGTCAGCGCGTAGCGCGACTCCAGCATCTCGAGCTTGGCGATGCGCGCCGCGGTGTTGCCCGAGATCGTCAACGGCAGCGCCACCTCGCCCTCAAGCACCCGGCCGTTGTCGTACACGGTGCGGATGCCCGAGTCGTCGTACCACGCGATGTCGGGCTGATACTCCCGCGCCGGGTTCAGCCAGCGCGCCTTGTAGCGGTTCGTGAAGGTGCGCTTGTTGCCGCGCGTGACGCTCCACGCGCCGATGATGTTGGACTCGTCGAAGGTGAACCCCGCCCACGCTCTGACCATCTTGCAGCGGCACTGGAACCGGCCGCTGGAGAAGGGCACCTGCGCGCGCATCGAGCCCGCGATCGCGCGGATGTTGTCGATGATGGTGTCGTCGGGGTTGACGACGCCCACCGCGCGGTAGCGCTTCTCGCCCGAGCTGGTGTCGTAGTAGCGCGCGCTCGGCCCCAGCCCGCTCAGGCCGATGCTCACGAAGTTGCCGACGAACATCCAGCCGTTGAGGAACTGCAGCCCCTGCTGGCCGAGATAGACGCCGTTGGTGAACATCGCGCCGGCGCCGAAGGCGAGCGCGCTCGAGTCCCGCTCTACCGTCCAGGTGCCGGTGCAGTCCGACGCCGTGGTGCTGTAGAGCGCGCGGTTGCTGCCGCCGTTGTTCCAGTAGTAGTAGACCTTGGAGCCGTCCGGCGCCACGGTCGCGGTGCCGGTGATCGAGGTGAACCCCGGCAGCGTCATCGAGCCGATGTTCGTCCACGTGAGCAGATCGGTCGAGCGCGCCACGTCGGTGGTCTGCGACGTTCCGCCCCCCACGACGCGCACCATCGGGTAGAGGCCCCACCAGTACCCCTGCCACCACACCGGCGTGAAGGCGTAGTAGAACTGGCTCGCGTTGCCGAAGTACCCGGCGCGCTGCGCGGCCGCGCTCCACGTCGTTCCGCCATCGGTGGAGGTCAGCGGGTAATAGCCCTCGCGCGTCGGGTAGAGCACCAGCTTCCCGGCGGCGTAATACATCGCCCGGTCGGCGGCGCTATCGGACTCGACGTTGCCGTTCTTCAGCGTCCAGCTCGCGCCGCCGTCGCTCGACGAGGCGAGCTTTGCCGTGCTGCCGCTGGAGTAGTAGGCCCACAGCAGACCGTTGGCGGACGAGAGCCGCGGGTGCGTGTTGTTGGCGACCCCGCCCGGCAGCGCCGCGCACGCGGTCCAGGTGTCGCCGTTGTCGGTCGACTTGAACGGCGTGCCGAGCGACACCCCGGTATTCAGGCACGGCGGCCCCATGTAGAGCGCGCCCGAATGCACGCAGGTGAAGCCGCCCGAGTAGCCGGTGCCCACGCCGGGGACGTTGGCGACCAGGTTGACCGCGTTCGAGCCGCCCGGCAGCTGCGGGTTCGCCGGGTTGTTGACCGTCTGATCGCAGTAGTTCGCCGCCTCGGTGAAGTCGCCCACGGCGGAAGCCGGCAGCATCGCCCCGTAGCGCGTGTTCGTCAGGTAGTCATAGAGCACGTTCGCCGGGTTGTCGCAGGTGGCGAGCTGCGGCCCGCCGCCGCGCACGTCGGCAACCTTGCGCCCGGTGACGTCGAAGGTGAACTTCGGCGCCCCTGTGGGGAACGCGGTGGCGTTCCACACCAGCTTGATCGCCGCGTAGGCGCAGCCCTTGAGCTGGTGCGCGGCGGTCCACTTCCCGCCCGGCACGTTGTTCACGAGCAGCGAGCTCGCGGCCTGCGTGTCGGTGCCGACGAAATACTCCACCACCGGCACCGCCGAGGTGAAGCGCGCATCGGTGATCGCCACGCTGTCGAGGTAGGTCTGGTTGATCGACCACACCTCGCCCTCGCCGATGACGATCGCCACGAAGAGCGTGGTGTTGTCCACGCTGGTGGCGGTGAGCACCCGCGAGCCCGAGAGCAGGCGGCGCCCATAGGGGATCAGGATGGGGTCGACGTTCGAGGACGTCTCGACCATCGCCCCGCCGCCCGTGGAGCCGGTGCGGTCGAGCTGCGCCTTCTTGGCGCGCGGCGCCATCAGCGCGGACACGCCCACGGAGGTGAGTCCGCCGATGATCGAGGCGGCCGACACCCCGGCGATGCTGACGGCCGCGATTGCCGGGATGGCCGAGGCGGCGCCGGCGACGGCGAGCCCGGCCGCGAGCGGGATCAGGGCCGGCATCTACAGCAGCCGTCCGTGGATCTCGCCCTGCGCGGCGAAGCCATGGCGCTTGAGCCAGCCGCCCAGGGGCTTGCGGCGCGAGGTCGGCAGCAGCGCGAGCGTCACGGCGCTCGCCTTGAGGTCGACGAGCGCCTGCTCGAGCAGCCGGTCGGCGGTGCCGGCGGGGCGGTATTCCGGCGCGACGTAGATCGCGTCGCACTGCGCCTGGCGGATGGTGCGGTGGTGCAGGCTCGGGCCGAGCATCCAGACGGTGTAGCCGGCGATGCGCCACTTGTCCCGCGCCACCGCGCAGTAGAGCAGCCCGAGCCGCTCGAGGTGCAGGTACGCGTCGTGGTCGATCGCGAGCGGCACCTGGTCGTGGTGGTGCTCGACCTCGCGCCAGTGCGCCTCGAACGCGCCCTGCGCCTCGGCGAGCTCGTGCCAGCCCGAGTAGGGCTCGGGGCGGATCAGGAGGTCGCTCACGACTGCACGAACGCCGACTGCGGCCAGTAGGGCCCCGCGGTGCCCCACGCCACCGGCTTGGTGGCCTGCGAGACGTAGAAGAACCCGAGGTCGCCCGGGAAGTAGATCTGCTGCTCGTAGTGGTTGGTGTGCCGCCCGTTGCGGCGCTCGAAGTCGCCCCACGGCGCCGAGCACGTCCACTCGATCACGGAGGTGCCGCTGTCCGGATCCTCCTCGAAGGTCGGCTCGTCCATCTCGCCGATGAAGATCGGCACCGCGTCGACCGCGGCGAGGCTCGCGTTGAGCAGCAGGCGGCGGATCGTGATCTGGTTGCCGAGGTAGTTGTAGGCGAAGAACTCCGCGACGCGCGCGGTCGGCACGCCGGAGAGCTTGACGCTCACCTGCCCCATGCGCAGGCTCCCGCTCTCGGCGATCGGCTCGAAGCTCATGAGCTGGCTCGCGAGATAGGTGTTGCCGTTCCACGCCACGTTCGCGCCGGCGTCGGTGAGGTACACCGGCGCCGCGATCACCGAGGCGGGGAGCCGGAAGGCGACGTCCACCAGATGGCAGATCGTGACGTCCTTTCCGGCGATGTAGGAGAGCGTTCCCGCGGCGAGCCCGCGACCGGCCATCAGTAGTGGTCCTCGAGGAGGTTCACGCGCAGGGTGTTGCCGCCGGTGTAGTCGAACACGACGCCGGGATAGGGCTCGCTCACCACCATCTTGAACGGCACGCCGTTCCAGTCGATCGCCTCGTTCCCGGCGAGCGCCTGGAACACGCCGCAGGTGAGTGTGACGGTGGCGATGCCCGAGCCGTTGCTCGCGGCATCGGCCGCGGCCTCGTACACCTTGGCGTGCGAGGCGAAGCGGATGAAGTCGCCGGCAGCGACCGCCACCGCCTGGCTCGCGGTGAGCCCCTTGATCGCGACCGTGTTCGCGCCCTGCGTGACAGCGGCGTTGACGAGCGGTGCGCCGCCGGTCCACGCCCCGCGCGGCAGGCGGCCGGGCGGCACCCAGAAGAACGCGGTGTCGGTGCCCAGCTCGTGCACCGCGGCCACCACCGGCGCCAGGTTGGCGCGGTCCCACTGGTCCCATTCCAGCTGCGCGCGCCAGCGCATCGAGTACGGGATCGAGCGCGTCCAGCGCTTGCCCCCCTGCGCCACGCTCGCGAGCGTGACGCGGTTGTGCGACAGGGTGATGCGCGCCGGTGCCGGCGAGGTCGGGAGGCCCGGCATCAGCCGCCCCGCAGCGCCGGCGAGGCGAAGTCGCTCATGACGCGGTTCACGCCGCCGGTGATGTAGCGCATGTTCTGCCGCAGCCACTCGACGCCGCTGCGGGTGTCGATGGCGTTGATGTTGAGGTTGACGTTCACCGGCGCCGCGCCGCCCCGCCCGTTCGGCGTAAGGGTCGCCGGCTCGCGGAACGACACCACCTCCGGCCCGCGCTCGCCGACCATATACGGCGCCCCGGCCGGCGTCAGGCCGCCGGCGGCGCGGCCCGGCAGCACGGTGGTGGGCAGGATCGTCGACACCGGCGCGGGCGCCTGCGTCGCCGGCCCGAAGAGGTTGCCGAGGAAGCTGCCGCCGAGCGACTTCAGCAGGTTCCCGAAGATGCCGGTGGCGGCGGTGGCGAGCGGCTCGGTGACGAGCTTGCGCGCGCCGATCCGCGCCAGATCCTGCTCGAGTCCCTTCAGCAGTCCGCGCAAGCCTTCACCGGTGGCGATGCCCCGCTCGAATGCGGACTCGAAGGTGAGCCCCAGCTCGCGCGCCACGTCCGAGGTCTCCTTGGCCTGGTCGGCGACCTCGCCGGTCGCCTTCTGCAGATCCTCGGCGGCCTTGACCTGCGCTTCGGCGATCTGCTGCGGCGAGAGGCCGAGCTCGGGCGCGCGCGCGGCGAGCGCGTCGATGTCCTTGACGCGCTGCTGGTACACGGTGCGCGGGTCGAGGCGCTTCAGCTCGTCGGCGAGCGACTGCAGCCGGCGCGTCTCGGCGATCGCATCCTTGTTCTTCTCGTCGGCCAGGCGCTTCTCGGCGTCGATGAGGTCCTCGGCGGCCTTCAGCCGCATCTGGTCGATCTCGGCCGCGGTGACGCCGAACTCCGCCTGCCGCGCGGCGATGGCGTCGATCTCCTTCAGCCGCTCGCGGTAGACGAAGAGCGCGTCGTTCGCCTTGCGCCACGAGTCGACGAAGCTCTCCAGCTTCTGTGTCTCGTCGGAGGTCTGCTGCGCGGCGAGGCGCGCAAACGTTTCCTCGGCGTCCTGCAGCTCGCGCGTCTTGCCGGTCTTCGCCGCCTTGGGTTTGTCCGGCGCGGGCGCCTGCGCGGCGACGCCGGCGGCGGCGAGGCGGAACTTGCGCGCCGGGTCGGCCATCGTGTCGCGCGGGTCGGCGAGGTCGCTGCCGAGGCGCGCCTGCACGTCGGCGAGGACCTCGTCGGCGCGCTTCTTCTGCAGGAAGCGCTTCGAGGCCTCGAGCGTCTCGCGCGCGCCCGCGAGCGGGTCGCCGAGGCCGACGGCCTTGGAGAGCTGCGCGCCCAGGCGCAGCACCGCCGGCACCTTGGTCGCGAGGTCGTCGAGCTGGCGGTTGATCTGGTCGAGGTTCTCGCTGACGCTCTTGAACGGATCGGTGACGATGCCGATCGAGATCGCGCGCCAGAAGCTCCCCGCGGCCTCGCGGCCGTCGCGCAGGTCCTGCAGCAGCGCCCGCAGCGGCGGGACGACGCCGTTGGCGATCGCCACGCCCACCGTCGTCGCCTCGTTCTTGAGACGCCCCCATTCCTTGCCCAGGGCTTCCGCGGCGGACGCCTGCTCGGCGGTCACGCGCGCCTGCACGCGCGAGAGCTCGGCGAGGTCGTTGAAGAACGGGATCAGCTCCGCCGCGCTCTTGCCGAGCAGGTCCTGCGCGCGGCGGATGGCGTCGGTCTTGTCGGCGGCGTTGGAGATCGCGCCGGCGACGTCGAGCAGCACGTCGTCGAAGGCGCGGACCTTGCCCTCGGCGTCCTTGACCTCGACGCCGATGGCGCGGAAGGCGTCGGCCGCCTCCTTGTTGCCCTCGGCGGCGAGCGAGAGGTTCTTCGCGAGCTTCGCGACCGGCGCCGCGATCTCCTCGACGTTCTGGCCGCTGATCTCGGCCACCTGCGACAGGCGGTCGAGCAGCTCCACCGAGAGCGAGGTCTTCTCGGAGAGGTCGTCGAGCGCCGCCACCGCCTCGATCGAGCCCGCGACCCAGGCGGTGAA